GTCGTCTTGCTTCCCTTGTAAATCTTATTTTTGGCATTCATAAATACAAAACGAACATCTAATTTAGGATGTTGTTTCTTCATAAGTATCATCTTTACCCTGTCCCCCTTATCTTGGTGGCCTTTTGCTTCTACATAAATGTTTGTTTCTGGAAAGTAAAAGTCGGGAGTGTAATGTCGAGGGGCAGGTATGTATTCAAATCGCTCCTCTTCATATTGAAACTTAATGTTGTTTGCCGTCAAAGTCTTTGCTAAACTAAGTTCAAAATTAGACCTGTATTTTATTTTATTATTCAAAAGGTTATTCCTATTGATATTAATCTTTTTTCTAGGTACCCTGCCAGTTTTGGGGAATACTTTTCTATGTTGGTAAGTTCTTTTGTCAAAGGGTGCATCGGCACACATACATACGCTCCTGAAAATGACCGTCTACTAATTTGTTGTAATTCAATTTCAACCTTTTTAATATCTCTGGCATCTGTGTCTGACATTAAGTGACCATCATTGCCATAATGATTGACAAGAGTAAGAGGCAATCCTTTCTCATGTAACCTTAGTCTAGTGACCCTACGTTCTCCCCCTGTGCCAGTGCTGGACTCTATATACATATGACTAAGGTCACTGTTTAGTTCCATAAGTTCTACCTCATAATCTTTTACAAACAGATACGGCATCCTTACATTTCTTTCTTTTTAAGATTGTCGTACCACACCAGTGGTGGGTTCTTTGCTCTGGAAGTAACTTTACCGTGTAAGATAGCATTAGGCCAACAGTGTTGCCGATACCCACACATACTGCATATTCTAGGTAAAACTTTATTACCTGTCCTAATTACCTCACCATCCCGACGATATGTTTCTGGCTCTGACTTAAATGGAACAAACTCTTTTACGTCAGGGTCTGTAAGAAACTTGACTCGTTTCTCTGCATCTTTTAAATAAGCTTCCTTGTCATCCTGCGCCCAATCCGGCACTTCAACAATAGCCACCATACCACTAGACTTGTTAACAACGATCCACCCCCCAAACGGTAAGCCCGTGGCTTCCGAATAGAGAAACCCCTGCATGACATAGCCAAAGGGATCATCTTCTTTTAGTTTGTCGTAGCCACCATTTATACCAGTAAACTTGTAATTGAATGCCCAATCACTAGCTGACTTAACATCCCACACTTTTTCTACTCCCAACTCATCACGTATGATAACGTCAAGAGTACCGTTGACCAGTGTGTCTCCTACCTGTAACTCAACGGCTCGTTGGTAGTCAACAATATCTACCCCAGCCTCTTTCATTATAAGCATAAGGATTGATTCTGTTAGGTCACCAAACATAAATCGGAATAAGGTGTTGTACTCCATGTCTTCCTTGATGCCCTTCTTCTCCAGCACCTGCTGGCAAAGAGGACGACCAAGACCTGACATACGAATACGAAACTCACCCCGTTGATGGACAAGTTGTCGTTCTGCTGCTTCAGTGCATTCGTTAGTAAAGTCTTTAACTGCTTGCGGGGAGACAGTAGTTTCCCCCCGCAAAGCATTAATCATATGATCTTGTATTTTAAGCAGCGTTAGCATTATCAAAATCCGCTGCCAAATCGATGTCGTCATCGTCAGCAACGAGCTTTGCCGCTTCACGGTTTTGGTTCATAACATTATCGTTATGACCCTTTACAGTCTCAGCAAACATTGACATGAGTTGCTTATCCTCATCTGTAATGTCTGCCTCACCAACAAGGGCAGGAACCGGAGTCCAGTATGTTACACTACCCTTCTTGTGCTTGTGGGTAGTTAAGGACACAACGCACTTCTGCATCAACTTCTTCTGCTTGGATAAGCTATCAATGAAGTCTGAGATAGGCTTGAACCCAGACCGTTTGAAGTATGCAACCACTGGTTGATCTGTAACCTCAACCTCAGTTCCTTCAGCAGTGACAAAGCTACCACTTATCTTAGCGTATATTACTTGATTACATACGACTGAACGGGAATGCAAATACGCTAGGTCATCCTTTGACAGGCGATCCTCTTCATCCCGTGTGAGTCTGCCACACTTATTACCACCAGTGGTATCCGGGAACATACCAGACAAGCTGGTCTTCTGAACTGACTTGGACGAGAAGGTACCACTCTCCTGATCCCAAACGCTGTACTCAAAGGTACGCAAAATAGGACGGATGTTTACTTTATCTGCGTAGATAAACCTACCGTCTAAGTACATTTTCCACGTCCCACGAGTAAGAGACACACCATCTTCTGTCTCTGCGTCGTAGTTTATATTTATACGGGGTAAGCCAACCTGACGATTATTATTACCGCCCTGCCCACTTGCTTCCATTAGTGCTTCAACGTTGTCGTCGTTGAATGCTGCAACAATTGCATCGATATTATCAATTTCCATTACTTCTGTTCCTGTTTCCATGATTTTTCATGCTCCTATAATCAGGTGTGTAGAATGATCTTACAGGTTTACTACCTCAGTGTCAAGCCAATTCTTTCCTATCTTCAATTCTATTTCAACAGGCATATCATATTCAACCTTGTATCGGTTCTCGCTCTCAATGGGTAGCGACAACATTGCGTACTCTAACAGCTTGATACAAGCGTCTTTCTCATCAGGATGTACATCAAGCACAATCGAATCGTGTACAGTATTACAGATAACTGACTTGAGTTCCCTAATCCGCATCATCCTACTTAAACGAACAAGAGCAGTAGGAAGCAAGTCAGCGGTAGCAAAACCCTGTACAGGGTAGTTACATATCGCCGTGCGATTTGTGGCTGTACCCCACTCCGTCCACCGCGCAGATGGAAAAGCATACTGCCTACCACTTGGAAGGGTGATCTGCTTCGTTTTAACGGCCTCTCGCTGGAGTTTGTCATGCCAGAGGGTAACTCCCTCGTATTTATCTTTAAAGGCTCTGTAGTAGCGTTGTTGAGCGTCTGTTCCGGTGGTGCCGCCGTATAGAGGCTTGAAGGTATGTGCCTTTGCTTCTTGTCGGCTGCATCCGATAATATCTGCAGTATATTGGTGAACATCTGTACCCTCACTTACATCAACATAGGCTTGACTGTCCTTTGCAAGAAAGCCAGCTACTCTAAACTCTAGTTGCGAGTAATCCCCCTCAAGTATGTAGCCACCATCAAACCTACTCTCGACAACCTTTCGTATTGCAAAGGTATTACCTCGTGGCATATTCTGAAAGTTAGGATTGCGGCTCGAAAGGCGACCCGTCGCTGTAACACACTGCATGAACTCTGGATGGATGATACCATTCTCATCAACATTGTTTTTCATTCCCTCTACAAAAGTATTCAGATAAGTACGCAAAGCATTGTACCGTATGTAAGCGGTGGCAAATTCCTTTGCATCACCTGTCAACTCTGTTGCTCTGTTTTCTAATGTAGTCTTGTCCGTCTTGAATCCAGCAGCAGCAGTATCGTAGGTATCACGCGGAACCAATTTGAATCCGGCAACCTCTCGCGTGGGTGTGTAAATCACACCCGCACCCTTGCAGGGTTTACAGACACGCAGCACTTTACTGGGTTTTCCGTTCTTATTGACGGGACGTACTTTACCAAAACCAACACACCCTGCACACCTACTACCAACAGTCTTACGAACCACCTCTGTCATGCGACGAACTGTTGAAGTAAACACACTTCTTTTCATACGCACACGCTGTTTTGGTTTCATCGTGGCACCACGCATCTCGTGACCCAAATTAAATATGCGTGACCATTCTTTCTTGTCCTTCACCTTACGGGAGTAAAGAAGAATACTACGATCATCTGGACTGGCAAGATTGATGGGAGTATCCCCCATTGCTTCCCGCGCCATTTCATTCAGGCGTATCTCCAGTTCATCCAGTTCTGTCTGAAACTCTGTCTCAATCTGCTTCAGTGTGTCTAGGTTTATTTTCAATCCATTACGCTCTATCTCAGTGAGCGCTTCTGTCATCTCAAGCGACAGCCTCAACGTCGGTAACAAAGTCCGTTCCAAAACATAACTCCTTAAATGTAGTGCCAAAGGCATCAAGCTGTTTCAAGGCCACCTCTTCTGTGGCAAGTACGTCAGCTTTTCCGTACTCTTCTACTATCTCCCACGGTATGTCGTAAAAGGTCTTGCCGTCCTTGAGGTACGGCGAAACAAGGTCTTTCTCCTTTTGGGTAACGTCATACTTTTCTGCAACAGCAGCAAGTCCAAGAGGCCAACGCTGGGCTTTTGCCAAAATATATTCCGCAACCATTGTATCATATACTTCTCCATTAAAAAAGAAACCACACTCTCTGATCCATGATAGATCAAACTTGATGTTGTGTCCGACAATTGTATCAGCCTCGTTGAGTGCTTCCTGAAACAACTCAGGTGCAAAGTCATGGGGTTCCCTATCCGCATGGTAGTAGCAGTGATAGTGTACATGAGGTGATGACAAACGCTTATACCCGATAGACACAAGACGATTACCAAAGTATGGCAGTGCTGTTGTCCCACCCGTTTCTTTCTGTATGTGAGTTGTTTCTACGTCGAAGGTCAGTACGTTCATTTGTTTTCTCCAAACGTGTGTATCATGTGGCAGTTTGCACAAAGAACCCTACACTTTCTAACCTCATCCATCAAACGTTTTAGTTTCAGGGTTATCATGTTTGATACATCACGAACTTTAGTAGATGGGTCTAGGTGATCAAACTGAAGAGCAGCAGGGTTTTCATTGTAACCACACAGACTGCACCCTTTACGCACCTTATACATGTTGAGCCAACGTCTTCGTATTTTCTTCAAACGTGCCTTGTTATCGTAGTTTCTTTTCTTGGCAGCATAGAATTTATCTGGGCTTCTCCAGTCCTCATGCTTACCAGACATGCCCCAGAAAATCATACCATCTTCTCTGACATCACCATGCTTTGCCATTAGTAGTACACTCCCCGTTCAATATCAATCTGTCCGTGTATCATACCATGATAACCATTAAGTTTGTTTTTAGATATACAAATATGACGGACGGTATTTTCTGTTTCACTTGAGCCTGTTTTACCTATACCAATAATGATGTCAGCCTCGCCAGCCTTACCTGTTCGTGAGTTGTCCATCATTGAGTAGTCAATCCATTGTCTGTCATGTGCCTCGTAGTTTGCCTGACTGACAGCCCACACTAACACTTTGTTTCGTTTTGCTATCTCACGAGCGTACACGTAGGTTTCTTTCAAACGCTCATCACCACGATTAAACTCACCGGATATACGAAATTTGTCAAGCTGATCACAAAACATAATGTCCGGCTTATTTAACTTGGCGTATTCATCCACCTCTTCAACAGAGGTACCGACAGAATCCATGATTGTAAGCAAAGGTTCAATCTCATCTGCATATTTTGCACATAAAGCAACACGGTCACGCTCCATCTCTTGGCGTGTCAAGCCAAAATACGACTGTATTAAACGAAGCTTAATCTTTGGTGCGGGTTCTTCGTTTGCCCAGTACACAACCTTAAAACCCTGCTTTATGTATGATGCTGCAAGAAAGCAACAAAAAGTTGTCTTCCCAGATTCTGGTCTAGCAAACAATATACCTAAGTTACCCCTGTCCAGACCTGACACGTTCTCCGCAATCAGGTCATAGTCGAAAGGGAAGTCGGGATCACCAGCCTCGTTATCTAACAGGGACTCTAGGTCATCCTCTACCTTTGTGTAGGTAGTTTTGTCACTGATGCGTCCATCTTCTACGGTATCAATCAGTCTACGTAACTCGCCAAACTCCTCACTGTCACCCGTAAAAATATCAATTGCTTTCTCACCAATTAGCCGCGCACGATCACGCAGCCAAAAGTTGTGTACCAAGTCCAGATGTAAGTCGGCATTGTCAGCATTACCCACGTCAAGTTTGGCTATAGTTTCATGCACCTTACTACGTGTTGCTTCTGGCATAGCAGGGTTGCGGTCATTAAACAAACTACTGAGTTCTGACTTTGTTAAGTCCTTTGCATACTTTGTGTGAGAGAATGTCAGTGTGTCAAATATATCACGCATCTCTCTGTCAAACATAGACCTGTCAATAATGTTCTTTACGCGACCAAAGAAGTCGGCGTTGAGACAGAAGCCTAATATCTGCTTATCTATCGATGTAGTTTCGTAGGTAGTCATCTCTTTCGTCCTTTGTCATGTTCTTAAAGTCACGGGATAATACCATGAGTTTGGTTGGAACTATTCTACACAGGGTTTTTACTATGTCAATTGCCTTGTCAGTTGCGTCTTTGTCAAGCGCAACAAATACTCTGGGGTATTTGGCTAAATGTTGTATGTGTTCTTCTAGCAAATTCGTACCTAAGATTCCCACCCCCGCGATAACACCGCTAACACTGCAAGCACTAGCAGCATCTTCGACAATACAGGCACCACGTTCTCCATTGCCAGAAACAAAAGGATATCTACTATTTCCATACCGATACCATTTTGGACTCCTTCCATCCATTGCTCTACCTACCGCATCAACGACCTTTTTGCCATCCTTGACAATAAAGACGACACGGTTTCTTTTGAAATCATAACGAATGTCTGCACGACCTGACAAGTACGCATCGTACGCATGTACAGATCGAACATAAAGTTCTGCATCTAAGTTACGAGAAAGACTAACAAAAGTATCCGGCAACTCGTAAGTGTTTCGAGTACGGGGAACAGGCGTATTAGCCTGTGACCTAGAGAGGGCATGTTTCGCAAACTCTTTGGTCAGGGTAACACCCGTGCGACCCGACACATTACAGTCAGCGTGGAAACAATACCACAGTCGTTGCAGTCCGTCATCAGTTACGCTAAAGGTATTCTTTCTGGCACAGACAGGACAGTCGGATCGGTAACGACCCAACGGCTGAATGTCCAGTGACTCTACGTAGCCTTGTAACCAAGATGGTGATTTCATGCCCATATCGATAACACACCAAATAAAATTGTGTCAACCACGTTTTTTAGTTGACGGCTATTGACAGAGTGTGTTACCTATTACGTAACCTAACCCTTAAGGGAAACCCCACCATGAAAGTACATAATAAAATCAACCCCATAGCAAAGATACTAAGGGATAAGAAATACCAAAAACAAGTTATCCCTAATAGGAAAAAAGATAACCTAGATAAACTATCAAAGAAGGATGCACGGGATGCCAAGACCAAACAAGATACTTGAACCCACCAAGACTTACAATCTGTTGATGAAGGAAGAGCAGTTTGACAAACTTGCTTACGTTGCACATCAAATGCAAAAGAAAGCACTCGAACAAGTTGCAGTCGCTGATCTAATTAGAGAAGCACTGGACATATACGTTGAAGCTTACGAGGAAGAACATGGAATCATTGAAAACCCCAAAACTTGAATTGGAAATTGTTAGACGTGATTATGATGATAGGTGGACTGTCAATACACCAGCATCATCTGTGCGTATTGGTGAGACAAATAGGGACACAGTAAAGAAAAAAGATTGCGTAGATTACTTACGACTTGTTACAATCTATATCGGAAAAAGTGAAAATGAATGTCGTTTGTGGGTTGACAAACACAAACAGGCTTTGGTAAAACTGAGGACACCTTACGAAGTAGCTTAGTAGTAAGGTTGAACAGGGGGAGTGGTTACCCCTTGTACTTTCGTTGGTTGGTTGAAGAGCGGGGCTGGATTAATTTCTAGTCCCGTTTCTTTTTTTGTTGACAGGGTAGTTTGTTTCCTATATCGGTTACTTATCAACTGCCAGAGAGGAGAAACCAAATGGCGAAAAAACTAGAAAACATGACACAAGATGAACGCATTGCTTACTGGGAAAACGTCCGTGAGAAGGAGCGTATCAATCGTCGAAACCGGATAGCTAAGTTGACTATGGAGCAACGTGCAGCAGTCATCGAAGTAAACACACTGTTAGACAGAGTGCTTGACGTTGCATTGTATCCTGACATGGGGGGCATTAAGGCTGTTAGTGCCTACAACCTACAAGAACTTTCTGATGCAATGGACACACTACAGTTTCAATTTAATTTGCGAGGTGAGTGATGCCAAAATTTGAAGTAACCCGAAGCTATACTGTGGCTGAAGTAGCCACGCTGGAAGCAGAGAACGCCAACCAAGCTAGAATCATAGCTATGAATTGGGATGGACATTGGAAAGAGTATGACGGTGACTATGACGCAGAAATTACAGTGGAGCAAGTTAACGATGATTAAACTATACAGCCTAATCATGGACAGCAAACGCAACCCGCTGTCCAACATCCCCGACACAAACACACGCCATCTAATCATGCAGATACTGGCATGGATGTGGTGCATCGTATTCTCAATGTGGATGGGTAGCATTGTTGTCTTTGGCATCAGTGCCGTAGCCCACGCCCTCTTGATAGCTGGTGTGTTTATTACGGCGAGTGTATTTGAAACAGCAAGACGCAAGCCCCAATACTTTGGTGGGCTTGGTAGAGGTAATGGGGGTGAACATGAGTAAAATGAGCGATTGGTCAATCCAGCTAGAAGAAGACTTCTGGGACGTAGCAAACAAGGTAATTGGTGGCTGCGAATACTTGGGGCAGTTTATGCAGGAAATGGAACCCCACCGCGACTGGCTGGGAACACGTGACAAAAACGAGTACGCTGACATGTTACGGGAAGCGTGGGACAACTACTGGAGTGACAAACAATGACAAATCCCCCACGCCAAAACTTTGACAAATCGACCACGCTAAAACGAGACAAACAAACCACGCTAAACCCTAAGTACAAGTGTGATACCTGCGGCGAACCTGCGATGGTGGTTGAGATGGACAGGTTCTTTTCTTGTCCAGAATGCTATCTAGAAAGATTGCGCGATAAATTAAAAGTACTTGACCGCGCCGGAAACTATCACTAAAAGAAACCCAACCTAAACCAACGAAGGAACCGAACCGATGAAAAAACGAATCCATATAAACCAGCACGTGATTCGGGCTAATGCTAAATATAAGGCTCGAAAAGACCCACCAATTACTATTAAGACCAGTAAAAGCAATCACTATACCTACGCAGCAGAAATTGACGGGCTGGCGCGGGTGGTATATTCCCCAGATAAACCTTTATCTTGTGGTGCTAAAGTTTGGATAGAAACCGACGCGCCAGTCTGGATTCATACGGGGGAAACAATCAAATGAAACGACCAACTAAACTAGCTCACAAAAAAATGGTCAACAATATTACCCACTGTTATCTTGACGCTGACCCAGTACAGATAAAAGGGGGTATGGCGTGGTATGCTGCAGCCTATGACGCTGCGTATGATATCGGCAATAAATACGGGATAGGTGTTTACCTTGTGGTGGCTGTTATTTCTGCACTGTCGCCAAATAACAAATGGGAACGCAACGTTAGCAATGCCGATGCCTTAATAGGTGCCTTTTTAAAGGGTGACGGTATCGACTCCGTAAAAGTGTCAACCTACCACGCTATGAAAAAGAAGGCTTGGGGCATATTGGCAGAACGTCCAACCTACAACGGGGCAAAGGCTATGCTGAAGGGGCAGAAAATAACGTCGTTCTTTTGTGACATCATGGGCGAATTTAACGTTACTATTGACGGGCATGCAAGGAACATTGCTTATAATGAGCGTATCGGATTAACCGACGACCGAACCAATATTGGGGTGCGTGAATATAAAGCATTACAGGAAGCTTACAAGGAAGCTGCGAACGATGCGGGAATCATGCCCTATCAATTACAGGCTATTACTTGGCGCGTTTGGCGTGACCGTTACGGGATAACGTGACAAACGATGCGACGCTAAAAGTTGGACTGTCATGCCGGATTGGTTTGTTGGTTTTACCACTGGCGGGGGCAGTATCGGGCAAGTTGAGTCGCGGGGCTTGCTCAAAATGGGGCGGGGCGGGATCAGATTTTTCCGTCCCGTTTTTATCCCTTGACCGATTCGGCGGGGGGTGCAATAACAGTCTGGCGGGGTTGTCCCGCATAACCACAACGAAAGGAACATGAAACCATGTTTGACGTAGTAGAAATAAACACAGACCTAAACGTTGTTGAACACAACGATCCATCAAACATTGAATTGTTTACCCGTCGCGGCAGTGTCCGGCGGGTTCCAATCGAGGCAATCACGACTAGGAATGCTGATAGTTATGAAGAAATAGCCGGAAGGCATGATTTAATAGAAGTATGTGAGCCGGTACCCATGCCGGATTTTTCAGCCCTACAAAATACCGCATCTGGGGCAATCCTGAATACAAGGCCAGTCGGCAAAACTTACAATCTGGTGCCGCATGATAAGCTTTTCCGGCGGCAAGCCGAATTGCTGAATGAGTCGGATTTGCCCTTGTCGAATGTAAAGGTGATTGATCGGGTTTATGATGACGGGCTTCGAGCGCATCGAACAATCCACTTTAACGACCTACAAACAACCATCGGGGATTCGTCGGATTCGGTGAATTGCCGCATGGATGTTTTTAATTCGGTAGACATGTCATGGTCATTTCAAATCTTTAGCGGTGCCTATCGTGACCTCTGCCGCAATACGTTAGTGTTTGGGGGTGAAAAGGCATATCACCAAAAAGCAAAACACACTAAGAACTTGTCCCCAGATGCATTGATTAGCAAGGCGGGTGGCAGTCTGGAAATGTGGACAGGCCAGCGCGACCAGATGAATTTGTGGGTAGGTGCTAAGATGAGTGATGCCAAGTTTGCTGAAGTTTTGGCACAATCTATCTGCCACAAATCCACAAGAGCAGTAGAGGCAGGACAGGCTAAACCCGTGAATGAATCCCTAATGAATCACTTGCTTTACTTGTTCGACAAGGAAAAGCGCGAATTGGGGTCAACCATGTGGGCGGCATACAATGCCCTTACTCATTGGTCAACCCATACTCAGGAAGCTTGGACTGATCCGAAAACCGGCAAAGAACGATCTGCCGGAAGATCAAACCATAACGTGCCGAATACCCAGCGGGTGCGAAACGATCAAGTGCGAATGGTGCTTGAATCTCCGGCTTGGACTTGGGCAGAAAGTAGGGCGGCAGCATAACATGGAAGCAATCTTACTTTTATATCGGTCTGCGGTGCTGATATTCTTAATACTTTTAATATCCGCATTTTTATCGTTTTAACCAACGGGCATAGCCCAGAAAGAACGAACCAATGACTAATATTCCACAAAACCTTGTAAACGAACTAATGAGCCTTGCCGATAAATTCGAAGAATACTACCGGCAGGACGAGCGGCAGAAAGTTTTGACCCAATTATCGGAAGAATTGTTTGCTGATAAGAACGGGGAAAAGACACGCCATGCGGCTGAATCTGTCCGGCTGCGGCGCGGGTTTCATTCCGGCAGTAAGCTTGGAAAGCTTTACCGATGCCTTGCCAGTCGTACCCATGCAGTAACAAAGAACACGCTAATGCGTGAAACTGGCATGACCACAGGCGGCGTTTATCAGGGTATCGCAAAGTTGCGCGGGAAGGGTTACAAGATAAATGCAGTCTTTGGTAATGGTTCAAAAGCCCGTTACAAACTGGTTGCATAGTCTGAAAGCATAGTGTAACAATCATGGGGACGGGGCAGCTTGTCCCCTTTAACTTGTAACAAGGAAACAAACCAATGATTAAATCAACTCTTAATATCAACGAGAATAATTTCACTGAAGATGCTGCAAAGAAGCTTGTTGTGATGACCAGCACTGAACAGGCTTTTATCTTGTCAATGGTTGAATCTCTGGAATCACAGGCCAGCAGCTTGAAAGACTTCTTGCGGTTGTCCGGCTTCGATCATTATCACTTTGGCACAGATAATCCCCGCACGGTTGCAAGGCTGCAACTTACCTATAAGCCTGATAGCAGCGACTAACACCTTACCTTTTACCTCCCTTGACTCAACCCGCTTGGCTAGTCCGGCGGGTTCTTTTTTTGCCTGTTGTCTGAATGTGTCCCAGCGTGTTGAACTGGCGGGATAAATCGCGGGTTGGGTGTGGTGGTATTGCAGCGCAAATTCAACAACGATCTGTCAACATAAATAATTAAAGGGATGACAAATCATGCAACGCGGGCGGGTGTGCGGGCATGTTATCCCGTTAGGATATATGGCGGGGTTGTTTTTGGGTGCGATCCGGTGGGGTGTCGACCTTGGCAAAGGTCTTTGGGAAACGTAAAAAGATAAATAAATACAACGCGTGGGCGTACGCGAGGGCCACCCCACCCCCCCGGCATATGCTAGCAATGGCCCGACAGATTTTATGGCGTGTAGGTTATCGATATGACTAAAAAACAACTCCTTTGGGGGTACCCCTATAGGAGTATAGCGGGGTTCCCCAAAAGAAACCCCCTACGCGCAGACGAAGGGGGTGGTATGGGTGTATTTCCCGGCAGGACTTAGTCCCATTGTACAGTCGATATGCGGTTTTGTCAAGAAAAAAGCCCCCCATCCTTCCATTTTTATTTTTATTGTTGACTTATAGGTATATAATCTGTATACTTTGGTTGTGGGGCTAGATAAATCTAGCACATCCCGACAATTTTCCTCTTGACTTGTACCAACAGGGCGATGTAGGCTAATTAATCGGTCCCACATTTCAAAAAACAAGGAAATACGACATGTTTGAAGCCCTGTTGTTGGTTTGCTTGTCGGTTTCCCCCGACACCTGCAGAGAATTATCTGATACAAAAGGCCCATATTCTACATTTGAACAGTGTAAAGTTCGTGTAGATGAAATGGCAGAGTTTACTGTATCAGCTAATCTATTTCAGTTAGAAATTAAATGGCAATGTAATGAACTTACTTCCTCAGACACAGAAAAAAAGGGAATTAACACCTCAACAGGCACAATTCCTAGAATTGCTATTTGAAAATGGCGGTCAGGTAACTGCCGCCGCTGTAGATGCAGGGTATTCCCGTGGGTCTGCCGCGTGGCTCAAGTCAACTTTAGCCGATGAGATCATTGAACGCACCAAAACCATCCTAGCTACCAACGCAATGAAGGCAGCTAACCGCGTGATCTCAACCATAGACAATCCCGCCCCAGAACGAGGTGACGAACTACGCCTCAAAGCCGCCGAATCACTCCTCAACCGTGTCGGTGTAGCAAAACAAGAACAAATCAACCACAATGTAACCGCAATACACGGAGTAGTCCTGCTACCCCCCAAGAAAGAGGTCGTGATCGATGGGAATGTTTGACAGAATGACAAGTATGTTCAACCCGGACAGCGTATTTTACAAAGAGGACGGAAGTTTGATTCCGTTGAACGATGCCCGTCGTATTATCTTACGACAGGCCACCGAAGCTGACATGGACGACATGGAAGGTGGAGAGTTCGCACGTAACAAACTAAAGCGACTAGGTTACAAGATGAAGGACATCCGTAACCAAACCCGCCCTGCAGCAAGCAGCGCAGAAAAAGACTAAGCGTATGGCTCAAGTCGCTACGAAGCGCACCTATCAGTTGTCTACAGCCGAACGTGCGCGAAGAGCAGCCCAGAAACGTTTACGTGACGCAAAGAAGAAAGCACAACAAGCCACAAAAAAGGCTGAGACAAAACGAAAGAAAGCTCGTGATCTTGAAAGCACTATTGGAAGAGTTGAGAAAGCTATCAAGGGAGCAGACACAGCAGTCATCGACATGGGAGATATCTCCGTTTTACCCTCGTCCGTTTCCGATCTTGTGGGGGATTCCGAAGTTGTATTCCAAGCTAATCCCGGACCTCAAGAGGAGTTTCTTTCGGCGGGTGAAAGAGACGTTCTTTACGGTGGAGCGGCTGGTGGCGGTAAATCGTTTGCTTTACTTGCTGATCCCCTACGGTATTGCCATAATGCCAATCATAGGGGTCTTCTTCTCCGGCGTACCCTCGACGAACTAACAGAACTGATAGACAAGTCACGCCAGCTTTACACAAAGGCGTTTCCCGGAGCAAAGTTCCGTGAATCAAAATCAACGTGGCACTTCCCATCAGGAGCCACGATATGGTTTACCTACCTAGACAGAGACAAGGACGTTACCCGATTTCAGGGACAGGCATTTAACTGGATAGGCATCGATGAGATTACCCAGTACCCCACACCGTATGTGTGGGACTATTTGCGTTCTAGGCTTCGTGCCACCGATCCTGAACTTCAAGAACATTTGTACATGCGATGCACAGCCAACCCCGGAGGTGTAGGTGGCTGGTGGGTCAAGAAGACATACATTGACGGTACTCCCGAAAACAAAGCATTCCCTGCTTTTGACATAGACACACGTAAAACGTTTGTTTGGCCTAGCGGTCACGAAAAGGCAGGTCAGCCGCTCTTCTTCCGAAAGTTTGTTCCAGCGCGGTTGACAGATAATCCCCACCTCATGGCTGACGGTCAATACGAGGCTATGTTGCGTTCGCTCCCAGATGTCGAACGGAAGAGACTTCTCGAAGGGGATTGGGATGTGGCAGAGGGAGCGGCCTTTCCTGAGTTTTCACGGACCAAGCACGTAGTCGAACCGTTTGAGTTGCCGACCAACTGGCCTCGCATACGAGCAGCCGACTACGGATACTCTGCACCATCCTGTGTTCTCTGGGGTGCAATTGACTGGGACAATAATATTTGGGTATACAGAGAATTATATGCAAAACACTTGACAGCAGAGCAATTAGCTGATAGAATACTAGAAGCGGAACAAATTGACCCGTTACCTCATTACACCGTACTCGATTCTTCCTGCTGGAATAAGACAGGCTTTGGCCCGTCTATTGCGGAAGTTATGATGAGACAGGGAGTACGTTGGACCCCTTCTGATCGTAATCGTATTCAGGGCAAGATGGAGATACATCGTCGTCTGGCAGATGATCCATACACAAAGGAACCACGAGTCCGTTTCTTTTCGACTTGCCAGAACATCGTGAAACAAGTGGCTGGTATACCTCTTTCCAAAACAAATAGCGAAGACGTAGATACCAAAGCTGAAGATCACGCATACGACGCTTTACGATACATGATGATGACACGAATGAGCGGGTACGCTTCAATACACAAACAACTAGGCGCAATCAAGAACCACGTCCACAAAGTTCAAGACGAAGTATTTGGATACTAAATGGCTGAGAAAAAAGACCCAAACCAGATCACCCTTCGTGAAGCAGCCGATGCTTACAACGCTCGTGGTGCAGGTAAAATTGCACGATTTGGTGCAAAGGGGACTTTAAAGCAGTACGGAGATATACCTCTCGTACAGGCGTTTACTCCAGATGAAAATGGTGTTCGTCTTATCGATACTATACTTGACAGTATGACAAGTCAAGGTGCAGCCAACTCTCTTCAGGATGATCTTCGTCTAATTTCAAAAGATGTAAACCGTAAAATATTTAACGCAGACCCTAACTCTCCGGCTTTAAATCTTCTTCCCGGCTTAGAAGCAGATGATCCTCAAACATTCAACATCTTTGGTGAGCGAGTATCAGCACCTAAACAAACTGAAATTGCAATTATAGCCCAAAACAAAAAGGGTTGGGGCGAGTTTATGCAGCAGTTAGATACTATTCGTCAAGGGGGCGGTGACGATGCTGTAATCGCTGATGCAATATATGTAAATTTACAAACTGGCTATCGTGCTGGAGCAGTTGCTGGTTTAACAGGCGCAGAATATAAAGTAGATCGTGGCACAGTAGAAATTACACCGCAAACAAAAGCTACCCCTGAACTTGAAAAACGAACTGGCGCACAAAAAGTTGGGGGTAAGCGCGGCAAAGCTATCCCACAAGACGTACCGTTAAACGAACAGGCACATGCCCGTCTTCAACAACGTTTAGCTGCAAATCAAGAGGATGCAGGGATACGTGCTTTTATAGAAAGTAAAATTAAAGCTGGTAAAGCTGCCCCCATATTTGTAATTAAGGGAAAGGGCAAGAACTATCGTCAGGTAGATACGACAGATATGTCAAGAGTTCTTTCTCGTATTAAAACTTCTACGCCTATCATCAAAGATAATATTACAAACAAAGAATTTAACACCCTTTTACCTGATGATCCCGCATATTCAGGAAAAGATAAGAAGGGTAAGTTTGGTTCTGCTCTTCTTCGTAACGTATTTGCAAATGTTGCAGCTTTTGAAGTAGAAATATCTGATAAGATGTTAGACTTTTTACAAGGGCGTAGTTTAACTTCTGGTGCGGAAACTAGGTCAAAAACAGCTAAATCAGGTTACTTAGTTCGTCCTCGTGGAACATTCTATCCGGGGGAACGTGATGCTGCACAGTCAGTCGGCAACTGGTTTGATCAAGTCGAAGGGGTAGATGTAACTAAACGATTCAATCCAGAAACACAAACTGTTCGTGCAGCACAATATAGTATTCCCGGAATGTTTGATCAGCCTGTATCACAAGCACCCATGCCAGCACCTGCTGCTCCTGTCGAATCTGCTGCTCCATCCAGCTATGCAGATTTTACTCAAGAAGACAGGGATGCACTCGCTAAAGCAGGTTTTAAGATAGATTTTTCTAAAATTGATAAAGGAAAAGCAGGTATAGCAGCGTTAATTACAACAGGTATTGCGTCGGCTGAAGACGCTGTTGCTGCTACAAAAGAATTTCTAGGTGAATCTGGACGAGACTTAGCAATAGAAGGCGCACTTTTGGCAGCTAAAGCTCCAACTGCACTTGCTAGTGCTGCTACATTTGCTCTTGATCCTGACTTGGGAGTTGGTATCTCACCATCTACCTTGCGACCTGAAGATAGAATGGAAGCAATAGCTATGAAAGATTCGGCTATGAGATTAAAGCCTGAAGCAAGACAGGATTTTATTCCTGCACCTGAAGTTGAAGAAGACAACTTCCTAACAATGCAACCATAACATAGGGGAGAGAAACCTATGCCAGATTATAATAAAGGTGCCGCTTACATAATGAACTCCGACAAGGAGTCTGTTGATGATCAAGCAGGTGTAAATCAACTATATCGTGAAGGTCTTGAGTTCCCAACTCGTGTAAAGACAGGACCAATCACAGAAGATATGCCAAAGAAACAAACCAAGCCTACAGTAGAAGCCTCATTTAATAAGATGGCAGAAGATCGTAACTACTTCAGCTAGGGGTAAATAGATGGCTGACAATTTCCTAGAACCGGATGATGATACATCAATCCCCATAAACTCTCCGCGTGAGCAAATGCCGGGGTTGGCGGGACACATCCATTCTAAATTTGAGGACTCTGAAAACGGACGGTTCTCGTATGAACAGCGTTGGATTCAGGCGTATAAAAACTTTAGGGGAATCTACGATTCAACTACACAATACCGTGACTCCGAAAAGTCAAAGGTATTTATCAAGATTACCAAAACTAAAGTGCTTGCAGCATACGGACAAATTGTTGACATCTTATTTGCAAACAAGAAGTTTCCTTTAGTTGTTGAGTCTACTCCAATGCCGGAAGGTATTGAGGAGTTTGCTCACATGAAGACCCCAGTAGATGATCTTCAACCAGAACAAGCTGACCCCTACGGGTTTGAAGGTGATGGTCGGGAGATACCGCCGGGGGGTCTTGCTGCATCTGAACCTGCACACAGTCTGGGTTCATACGGTAAAGACTTTGGTGACGCTATTCTTCCGGGACGAGCCAAAGCAGGTGAACCCCAGTTTGAGCCAGCTAAAGAAATGGCTCGTAAAATGGAGAAGTGCATCCACGATCAGCTTCTTGATACAGGAGCAGTAAACGTGATGCGTAAAGCTATCTTTGAAGCTGCTCTTTTAGGCACGGGCATAATCAAGGGACCGTTTAACTTTTACAAACGAGTCCACAATTGGAAAAACGACGAACAAGAAGGTCGGGTATACGATCCCTACGAAAAGACTGTCCCTCGCATTGAACACGTTTCTATCTGGGACTTTCATCCTGATCCTGCCGCGACTAACCTTGAGGACTGTGAGTACGTAATACAACGTCACCGTATGAACCGTCAACAACTACGTAGTTTGATTATGCGTCCTCACTTTTACGCAGAGGCAATCGAAGAGTGTCTTGGTAAAGGGCCAAACTATGCGGATAAATACTACGAAGATACCATTCGTGAAGATGAAACCGAAGCCTACTACCAAGAGAACCGTTTTGAGGTTCTTGAATATTGGGGCATTATTGATGCTAAGTTTGCCAAAGAAGTTGGCATGGAAGGAACCGAAGAACTATCAGAGTTCGACCAGATGCAAGTCAATGTCTGGGTGTGTGGTACAAGTATTCTTCGCTGTGTCGTAAATCCGTTTACTCCGGCACGTATCCCGTTTCAGGCATTTCCATTTGAGATCAACCCCTACCAAATCTGGGGCGTTGGTGTAGCAGAGAACATGGAAGATGCTCAGATGTTGATGAACGGTCACGTCCGTATGGCAATCGACAACTTAGCCCTAGCTGGTAACCTTGTATTTGATGTGGATGAGGCCAGCTTGGTTCCCGGACAGAACATGGACATTTTTCCCGGAAAGATATTCCGTCGTCAGTCAGGTGTAACCGGAACAGCTATCAACGGACTCAAGTTTCCCAACACTGCTGGTGAAAACATCCAAATGTACCAAATCAGTAGGCAGCTTGCAGATGAGGAGACGGGTATACCGTCCATAATGCACGGTCAGACGGGCGTAACAGGCACCGGACGTACTGCAGCCGGACTGTCGATGTTGATGGGGTCTGCTGGGCTTTCTATGAAGACTGTAATCAAGAATATTGACGATCACCTGTTAAAACCACTTGGTGAGGCATACTTTCAATGGAATATGCAATTCAACGACCGTGTGGAAGATGTAACAGGTGATCTAGAGATTAAACCACGCGGTGTAGCAGCCGTGATGCAAAAGGAAGTACGCACCCAGCGTCTTACCTCTTTGTTACAAACCGTAGCCAACCCCATGCTGGCTCCATTCATCAAAATACCTAACCTGATGCGTGAACTAGCTATCTCACAGGATATTGATCCTGACAGTTTAGTTAATGATGCTAATGAAGCGCAAGTTTACGCTCAGATGTTACAAGGAATGATGCAAAATGCTCAACAACAAGCAAGCCAAGAATCTGGCCCCCCTAATCAACAACAAGGAATGGGAGAGGTTGGAGGAGTACCTAGCGGAACTCAAGGACTGGACGATTCGGGCAGTGGTAACGGCACAATCGGAGTCGGAACTGCGCCAACTGCAGGGGAAGCTGGCTTTACTGGAAACACTCCTGCAATTGAAAACTAATTATGTCGAGGTTATAAAAAATGGCAACTAACCCAACCATAACATTACCAAGAATTAACATGGGGGGCAATATGCCGTTACCGGGGAACGCTGTGCCGTTACCTTCACCCCCGAATCCACTGCTTCCCGCTGGACCGGGGACCACGACTCCTCGCACTCCATTTTTTAATCCTACTTCAATAAGCAAAAACCAGTACATGTCAGGGGGAGTAGACTTTTACTCTCAAGCATTAGATACAACAGGAGTCGGTGTAGTAAGAACTCCCGGATTAGAGGATGACGACGACGATAGGGATGAATCTAATTTATCAGGACAGGATGGTCAAGGGGACCAACCCCCCTCTGTATTAGAGTCCACTTTAGGAGAGGGTTTAACAAATCAGTTTGCAGTAACAAACTATGGCGTAGACGATATTAATTTTGGTCCAGACAGCAATAATACATACAATTTTACAAATGTACCCGGAATGACTATGGATACAGCTACTGGAAGGGTAGCTAGGGATTTAAATAGCAATTGGTCTGATTCACTTTTTGACTATGCTGAAAATACTTTATTTGAAGGGGCAAAGGCTGGATTCCAAGCAACAAGAAGTCAAGTAATGGGTATTGGTGAGGACGGTAAACCAGCAAAAGACCGTTCATTTATAGACAAAGTTAGTGACTTATTAGGTAGTCAAGCTGGTGTGCGACCATTCGGCACCACACCCTCTTCAGTCAGTCCCGGTGGTGCAGTTGGTATGGTGGTTGGACCTGTGATTGGTGGACTCGCAACTGCCTTTGGGGGTATGAATCTGGCTAATCAGGCACGTAACGCTGCTGCCTATAAAGCAACAGGTGGTACAGGTGGTGCAATAATGGAAGTGGGTGGTCAGATGGTCAGCCGTATGCCGGGAGCGTCCACCTTCCCCGGAGAGTTTGGGGGTAAAGTAGATAGCTTTTTAGGGGGATTAACAGACCCGATTTCGGGGGTGGCTCTCAACAGAAATTATTTGGGCGGTATGCACTTCGTATATTCGGGTACTATGAGGGGACTTAATAACTTCCAGATGGCGGCAAGAGAAGCAGCCAGTTATGGATTCGTTCCGGGTACGTTGATAGAAACATACGATCCTGCCTCGAAAAGATATGTAAAAGCTAGTGCTATAAATAAAAACCAATACATGACTAGTAATGATATGCAAAATAACGTGGGTGGTACTTACAACCCTGAAACCGGAACGTTTGTAGACCTGAACGGAAACTCATCTGCAATGGGTACGAAGAAAGCAGCACAAGCGTATGTTAAAGGAATAAACAACGTATTCGGTAAAAATGTTTTAAGTTGGTCAGACGTTTCAAGAGGTCGTGCTGCAGCTAGAGCGAGAGGAATTGATTTTGTTGATTACATGGAAGAACTAGCCGTATCAAGAGGTGGTAACGCAGCACGAGCAAAAGCAATCATGGGAGATATAAACCAAGTAACTGGGGGTGTTCGACAAAGAGACTTCAGCGATGATGGCGGCGGTGCCTTACAGGATGTTACTAAAGAAGGAAGAGCAGCAGGGTTTACTGAGTATGGTAAATTTGGGTACGAAGATGACGACGGTGGCAGCGGCGATATGGGTCAGGGTGACGGTCAAAGTGACAACCCCGGTGGTGGCGGTATGTCAGATAGAGGTGGTTTTGAAGGTTTTGAAGGTGATGCTATGGGCGGCACAATTACGTCTGGTCGCCCTCAAAACAGAATGCAAGAAGGTGGTGTTGCAATGGAACAACCTGCTGGCTTTGTTGAGCGTCCCCCGTCACAAGTCTCAGACGGTCAGACTGTAGCAGATGACGTACCCGCAACTGTTGGAGAGGGTAGTTTTGTAATCAACGCCCCTGCCGTAGAGTTTGCAGGA